AGATTTGGTGTACCGGGTCTTGCAATCAGTGCTGGAATGTGGGGTTATGACAAATGGAAAAATAGATCGATCAATGACGAAGATTAAAAGGTTGACTTTAACTATTCCTCCTTTAAGAGGGCCTAATCCACAAGGGTTGAATGTTCCTTTCAAACAAGTTAAAACTGTGATAAACTCGGAGAAAATTAATGGCAGACAAAGACAATATAGACAAGGCTCTACCGAACGTAGACCAAGAAGTCGTATTACCTAAAGAGGAAATCGTTGTAACGGAAGAACAGAAGGAAGCAGAAGTAGATCCTAATGATGCTGAAGTTATTATGGATGAGGAAGGCGGAGCGGAAGTTAATTTCGATCCTTCAGCCCCACAACAGGAAGGTGGAGATCATCACGCTAATTTAGCTGAATTACTTCCCGACGATATTTTAGATCCCATTGGTTCCGAATTAAATGAAAATTACATGCAGTATAAAACTTCCCGTAAGGACTGGGAAGATACTTATATCAAAGGTTTAGATTTATTAGGATTCAAGTATGTTAATCCAACGCAGCCGTTTCAAGGAGCCAGTGGTGCAACGCATCCGGTGCGTGCTGACTCGGTAACCCAGTTTCAAGCGCAAGCTTATAAAGAATTACTTCCCGCGATGGGTCCGGTTAGAACCCAGACCATAGGAAGACCGAGCAGACAAAAAGAAGAACAGTCTATTCGGGTTAAAAATTTCATGAACTATCAACTCATGGATGTGATGAAAGAGTACGAACCCGAGTTCGATCAAATGCTTTTTTATCTACCGTTAGCAGGATCCGCTTTCAAGAAAGTTTATTACGATGAACTTTTAGGACGAGCGGTTTCTAAATTTGTACAAGCTGACGATTTAATTGTCCCGTATACGGCTACCTCATTAGCCGATGCGGAGGCGGTTATTCATGTTATCAAAATGTCTGAAAATGACTTAAGAAAAAAACAAGTTGCAGGTTTCTATCGAGATATCGAAGTGAAACCTGGCTATGATCAGGAAACTGAAGTCGAGAAAAAAGAAAGATCGCTCGAGGGAGTTAAAAAAACAAGAGACGAAGACATATTTACCATTCTTGAATGTCATGTTAATTTAGACATTGAAGGATTTGAAGATATGAAGGAAGGAGAGCCGACAGGGATCAAACTTCCTTATATCGTGACGATTGAAGAAGGATCACGACAAGTTTTATCGATCAGACGAAACTATAAACAAGAAGATCCTTTAAAAAATAAAATACAATATTTTGTTCATTTCAGATTTTTACCTGGAATGGGTTTTTATGGTTTTGGATTAATTCATATGATTGGCGGTTTATCAAGAACAGCAACCACTGCTCTACGTCAATTATTAGATGCAGGAACGTTAAGTAATCTTCCTGCAGGTTTTAAACAAAGAGGAATACGTGTAAGAGACGAGGCCCAAGCAATACAGCCCGGCGAATTTAGAGATGTCGACGCACCTGGTGGAAACATCAAGGATGCATTCATGACTCTACCTTTCAAAGAACCATCACAGACTTTATTGTCTTTGATGGGAATTGTTGTCCAAGCAGGACAAAGATTTGCCGCCATCGCTGATATGCAGGTCGGAGACGGCAACCAACAGGCCGCTGTTGGAACGACCATTGCTCTCTTAGAACGTGGTTCCAGAGTCATGTCAGCGATTCACAAACGATTGTTTGTGGCGCTTAAACAAGAATTTAATTTGTTAGCGGGCATCTTTAAAACTTACCTACCACCTGAATATCCTTATGATGTAGTAGGAGCTCAACGAAATGTAAAAGTTACCGACTTTGATGATAAAGTAGACATTGTTCCGGTTGCAGATCCAAATATTTTTTCTCAATCTCAAAGAATTTCTATGGCGCAAACTGAATTACAACTAGCTCAAGCGAATCCTCAGATGCATAATATGTACGAAGCTTTTTATGCTATGTATAGTGCGATTGGAGTAAAAGAAATTGATAAGATTTTACCTCCTCCACCACAACCAACGCCTTTAGATCCAGCAGTAGAAAATATTATGGCTTTAAGCAGTAAACCTTTTCAAGCTTTTAAGGGTCAGAATCATCAAGCGCACATAACTTCACATTTAAATTTCATTTCTACGAATTTAGCTAGAAATAACCCGATGATTTTGGGTGCTTTGGAAAAAAACTGCTTTGAACACATTTCAATGATGGCTCAAGAGCAAATTGAAATCGAATTTAGAGAAGAAATAGCGCAATTACAGCAAATGCAGCAAATGGCCCAACAAAATCCAGCTATGCAGCAGAATCCTCAGTTTCAACAACAGCTAATGCAGATTTCGATGAAAGTTGAAGCTAGAAAAGCGACTTTAATTGCTGAAATGATGCAAGAATTTAAAGATGAAGAGAATAAAATTATGGGTCAGTTTGGAAACGATCCTATTGCTAAATTAAAAGCAAGAGAACTTGATTTAAGAGCAATGGATGACCAAAGAAAACGAGAAGAGGGTCAAGAAAAAATTAATCTAGATAAATCTAAACAATTAATGGGTCAAGAACAGTTTGACGACAAACTTGAACAGAACGAAGAGTTGGCTGAACTTAGAGCTGATACTTCTCTTGCTAAACAACAGATGTCTAATGAGGTCAAAATATATTCCGATAGGATGAAACGTAAAGATGTTAAAACCTTGAAAGGTCCTAGAAGATAGGATACAAACCAATAGGAGAAAAATATGGCAAAAACAGAAGTAGGATATCCAGAAGGCGGCAAAAAGTATAAAGAAGCGCCTGGTAAAGTTGGAAACGACCCTAGAGCTGAAATCGTTACTAATGCTGATCGTGTACCTAATAAAATAGACGAAGGTACAAAAGTTAAGGTTGCAGGCACTAGAAGAATGTTAGCTAGCAAAAATAAAACAGCTACTTGGTTCTAATATGTGGTTTGGTCTAGCAAAGATGGCTCTCAAGACTGGGAGTCATATCTATCAGAATAGACAACGAACAAAAATGGCTATGTCTGATGCACAATTGATGCATGCATCTAAGATGGCCCGAGGTGAGGAAACTTACCAGGGCAAGCTTTTAGAAGCTCGGCAAAACGACTATAAGGACGAGATAGTTTTACTGATATTAACGTTGCCCATAATTGTGCTCGCATACGGGGTTTGGTCGAACGATCCGGCCGCTATGGAGAAGATAAACATCTTCTTTGAGCATTTTTCGAATCTGCCAAAATGGTTTACAAATCTCTGGATTTTGGTGGTAGCGAGCGTTTTTGGCATCAAGGGTACACAGATATTTCGTAATGGAGGCAAGAAGAAATAGACTTGCTATTAAAGGTAGGTTATACTAATAACTAATAAGGAGAAAAACATGAGAAACGATTTCGGAACAAGACCTTACAAATCTAGATTCAATGGCAAAAGAGCTAAGAAATCTATAGGCGGCAAAAGTCAGGGCTATGATGATAGACTTGATGAATCTTTAGGTGCCCGTCATGGAAAAAAATCACAAAGCTTTAAAGCACGAAGAGATGAATCTAAAGGCGCGGAAAAAGCAGCTGGTCACAGAGCTTATTCTGCTGTCTCCACAATGGATAAAGCGTAAGGCTTAATTATGGGTTTAATAACTGCAGCAAAGTTATTATTAAAAGGTAAATCAGCAATGGGTGCTATTAAATGTGTTGCACCTAATTTAACTAAAGGTGAATCAACTGCAGTGAAACTTCACAAGTTGAAAGCGAAAATAAAAAAAGGTTCTGATGATGCTGAAGATGCGATTAGAACTGGAGTAAAGAAATTTTCTAAGTCAATAGACAAAATGAAGGAACCAAAAAAATAATGAGTAAAGTAGGAATTCAAGTAAGAGGTACAGGAGCTGTTCGAACAGGTTTACGTGGAGGCGGAATCGCTAAACGTGGAACAGGCCAAGCATTAAAATCTGGTGGAAGAATTGGAAAATTTGGCGGTGGACGTACGAACCTTTTAGAACAATTAGGTCGTGTTGAAGCTGAACCATCAAATCCAAATCGTAGAGCTGAAATATCCAGGGTTCATGGAGAATTGAATCGTGGTTATGCTAAAGGCGGAAGAGCTGGATTAAAACATGGTGGCAAACCATGGGGCACGGGACCTAAACCAGGAACACATGAATTTATGATGCAGGATATTCATAAGAAGAGAAAAGGTAAAGCTATTGGTGGTGTTCTGAAAGCTGCAAGAATATTAGGGAAAAAATTTAAAAAGAAAAAAGATTTTAAAACACACGGAAGAGATGTTCCAACGATGGCGGCTGCAGGCGGAAGAATAGGTTTTAGAACAGGTAGTAGAGGACCAAGCGCTGGTGAAAGAATTAAAGCTAGAAAATCTCGAGAGAGAGAATGGTGGACAACAAGAGGAGGTCCTGAAGGCACTAAAGGAGATACAAGAGGACAAAAATTTTTCGGTCCCTATGATAAAGAATTAAGAGAAAAAAGACCTCATAGTTCACCTGAAGGAAGAGCAATAGATGTGCGAAAACGTGCTGAGGAGTATCGTAAAAATAAATCACAAGCAACACGCGTAGGTCAATTCAACAAAAGATTAGGACAACGACCACTAGTAGGAAGAGCACCTTTTAAAAAAGGGGGCTCTGACAAGAACTGGATTCAAAAAGCAGTAAACCCTAAACATAAAGGTTTCTGTACACCCATGACAAAAAAGACTTGCACTCCGAAGAGAAAAGCGTTAGCAAGAACATTCAAGAAAATGGGAAAAGCTAGAAAAGGAAAAGCATAATGGCTAGAGATTATAGAAAAGAACTTACAGCATGGAATTCACCAGAAAACCGAAAAAAACGTCAAGGAGAATACATGGAGAAACATGGTCCGCAAAAACCTCGTAGAAAAAGATTATGGCCACCCACAGGAAAAGGCCCCACAGGAAAAGGAAAAACGGCTGGGCCACGAGCAGGAAAAGGTACAAAAGATTTAAGAGATAGATTAAAAGAGATTAATATAAAAAAAAAATTAACTAATTTATTA